TTCTCTATTAGACATAAACGATACCGTAGCTTAGCTTCATCTCCTTCGACAAGGAATCCCGGACGAGCGACCTCGGCCTGATTCCACCAATCTGTAGGTGCTTTAGGGGCTGGAGACCCCGACATACAAATCACGTAGCCGTCTTCGCCGTATTCTTCTCTAATAGATTGGGCTAAATGTGCAGCAGCTTGGCTGCGTTGAGATGTTCTGTTTTTTATTCTTGCTGATTCATCGAAGAATACACCTCTAGGTGCGGGTTCTCCGTCCCATTCTTTAATAACTTTCTTTAAATTATCATAAGTAAGAAGTCTAGGTTTTACCCTAGACTTCCACTTACTTAACTCTAACTGGACACTTTTAATAGCTGACTTTGAACTCACCCACCACCAATCATCGAAACCAGATCGTTCCATTACCTCTATTCCAGCTAATGATTTTCCGGTTCCCATTTCACCAGCAATTATACATTGTCGTCGGGCTAATATGTGGCTAGCCATTTCGATTTGCTGAGACATGAGTGGTCGTTCTGACTCTATCGGTTGTAATTCAGAGTCGTATATTGAATAAGGGTTATTACCTTTGAGGTAATCCAATTGAAATCTATTATGCTCATTATCAAGAATAGACCAACACTTCATAGGTGGGTTATCATAACCATGCCATTTGGCCCCTGATAACCTTTTTAGATCATTCATCAATGCTCTGTTAAATCTGAATTTGAAATAATATCTGCCTTCATGTAACGCAATTTTGGCAGGGAATAATTTACGCCCAGAGCGTAGTTTCGTTTCAGTAAAATTCATATTTTAACCTTCAAAGTTATGATATTATCTTGGTTCTGAGACACTTCATAGTTTGACCATAGATTTCTTAAATCGGTTTGTCTAAATATTAGAAAGATTTTTGAATAGGCTAATCTTATTTTCTCTGGTAAGTTGCTACTAAGACAAAAAGGTATAACATGTTTCCAGTCCAGTAGACTGCTGGTAAGCACTACTACACTAGTGTATCTGTCAACCTCAATACGTATCTTTTTAGTATAGGATTCACAGAATCCTAATTGGTCTGCCGTGATATTGTCACAGTGTATACCAAAAGTAAAAGATAGAAAATTAAATAATTCAATATCGGGTTCCGTGTTCCCTGTCATAAGGTGTTGTAAAGAGACAAGGAATGAGTACGGATTATCCAATTTTAAATCATTCTCGTCCAAGCATCTCGTTGGATTCTTACCAAAGGATTCCTGTATAATATGATTAAAACCTTCCCAATTAGTGATAGGTCCAGATAGAATCTCTACAATCATCTTGCTCTTTCAGGGGCAGCAGCTTCCTCCACTTCATTCTTAGGAGGATTCTGGAATTTTTGTACATTAGTAACAACAGCTTCAATCTCAGGTAGATCAAAGACTACGGTACAATCTTGAACCTTAATCACATGCCAACTATATTTCTTGGTTTTGACTAATGAGATTGTCAATGTAGCGGGACCGGGTTTGTTTTCCTCCTCATTGATTTTGGTCCTTAGTTTCGGGACTTCACGCTTAGCGGATTTACTAGCCATATACAGGATTGCAAAGCAATGCTCAGTAGGTAACCAGAGTAGGAAATCGAAACCGCACATGCAACCTGAGTCACTGACATCCGATAATGCACGGATACGTTTGAATTCAGGATCTGTCGGATCAAAGACGCTGATTACGCTGTCTTCACCAATCTCCATAGCTTTAAAACGCCAGCTACAAACAAGAACATCAACCTGTTTATCTAGGTCTTTGAAGTTGTCGTTATCTGTAATCAAAGCGAACCTACCCATAGCGATTTTATCCTCTTTGGCTAGGCCGGAATTGGAACCAATTAACTGTAATCGTGGAAGATAATCCCCACCTGTTGACATGCCTGCTACATCTTCGTCAGTGTACTTCGGTGCTAGGGATTGGGTTTGTGGAATTGCGAGATCATTAACCATTTGTGTTCTCCAAATAAAATTTAGGGAATTAGAATTAGGAATTAGAATAAGGGGTGAGGGACCGAGGCTCCTCACCCCACGAGAGCCGTAACTATGCTCCGGCAGCAGCCGCCATTTCGGCACCAGCTTTTGCTTTCTTCGCATCACTGGCTTCTTTTCGAGCAGCCCTTGCAGCTTCAAGTTCTTTTCGATGTTGATCGAATTTCGCTTTGCCTGCTTCGACTGAGGAATCATCAAGCTGGAGTGCCCACTTAATAGCTTCGTGTGCAGCTTTAATTGGGTCTTTAATATTACCTTGCTTAATGATTGCTGGAATCATCTTCGGGTTTTCAAGCTCAGCAACAAGCTCTGTACGCTTTCGGGCACGGGCTTGTGGCTCGAAAGCGACTTCACCTGCTGTACGTCCGGCACGTTGTGCATCACGGATTTCTTTAATCCGAGCTTGGGCTCGAGGCACGAATTCAGACGGTGCTTCACTTGTAGCCGATTGGATGAAGTTCTTCTGTTCGTCAGCAGGGAGCTTGGCCAGGACGTAAGCATTGCTGAGTGGAATCTTGTCGGTATCAACAAGTTCAGCAATGGAGGGGTCAAGCTTCAGAAGTCCCAAACGTTCGGAGATCCAAGCAGGAGACATAGCTAGGTCACCGGCCAACGCATTTACTGTAAGCGTAGGCTTGTTCGCTAGGATTCGTTGAATCTGACGGGCAAACTCAACGGGTCGGGTTTCTACTTTGTGCACATTGGCAATCAACTGTGCTTCGAGAGCTTCAGCGTCAGTCTTAGCCATAATCTGTGCTGGAATATCTTTTCTTCCAGCTTCCATTGATGCGATGAATCTATGCAGACCATCGATCAATTCGTAGGGCTGTTCCGCCCCTTCAGCAGTAGCAGGTCGAACACTAATAGCGTTCAATACTCCCTGCTTTGCAATGGAATCCTTAAGACCAAGAAACTTTTCACTCTGCCGATCAACATTACGGAGAGCTACTTGGTTTTGGGCAATTTGGTCGAGAGGAATGTTCTTCAATTCGCTCATAACTTTTTTTCCTTGTTAAAATGATTTATCAAATCTTGACACCTTAGTTGTTATTCATTAAATCAAATCAAAATACCAGCTTGACCTGCCCAATAAATAACGGTGGAACAACCACGATAAACTAGTGTACCATACCATTAAAAAGCGGAAATATTTTTCGGGAATAGTAGCTACTATATGATCGCACGCATGGAACGTTGATTTGATTTACCGGCTGACTGTTTTACTAACTACTGGAATTTTTCGCTATTCTTATTTGTATCTTTTCTCTTTTCTTTTTATACAAGTAACTTTATATGAGAAAAAGTAGTAAAATGGTAAGTTTATATTTCCCAATTACTTATGAATGATATACTAGTCAGGAAGTAGTAAAACGGTAAGAAGGCTTACCAAATCAAATCAAGTTCCACCATTTGATTTGATTTAATGAGGTTTGATTTATGACATCAAAAATCACCGTTATTAAAAACTTCTTGACAGATCGTACTGTTCAAGATTTATCCAATCTTTATGAAGGTAATATGGAGTGCCAAGTTAATGTTGCTCAAGACGGCGGCGAAAGGGTCGAAGGAGATTATAAGGGCAAACAGTGGCATGGATGGACAGACGGATTACAGACGTGGAAATCATTTAGGATTCCATGGAACGCAAATGGTAACCCAACTTTCGACAAAAATCTGAGTATGAATTTTGACTTCACCAAGTATGTTGAAGGCATTGGAATGACAGGTTGGGATTGGGAGAATCGAGTATCGCGATGGGTTGCTTTTGACTTCGACAGTATTGTCGGTCACGCAGTAGGATTGACCAATCAAGAATTAGAAAAGATATTAGAGAAAGCCCAAGAGATAGAATGGGTTACAGTTAGGAAATCCACATCAGGTGGTGGTATACATTTATATGTCCTTTTAGATCCTATAAAAACGGACACCCATACAGAACACTCTGCCTTAGCTAGATCAGTATTAGGACAAATGTCAGCAATCGCGGGATATGATTTCAGTGCAAAAGTAGACGCATGTGGTGGTAACATGTGGGTATGGCACAGAAAGATGGAAGGGACGGACGGACTAAAGTTAATTAAACAAGGAACCGTTTTACACAATCCGCCTTCTAATTGGAAAGATCATTTACCTGTTATAAAGGGCAAGAGACGAAAGAACTTGCCACAGAATATAGAACAAGAAGAAGATTTATTTCTTGAACTCACGGGTCAACGATCTAATGTTACATTGGATAGTGACCATAAGAAAGTTATCTCATATTTAAAAGATGAGAATGCGATGTGGTGGTGGGACAGCGATCACCATATGCTAGTTACGCATACCTATCATGTAGCGAAAGCACATGAAGCTCTAGGTATGACAGGAATATTTAAGACAACAAGTGACGGGACTAATCTAGAAGAGCAGAATTGTTTCTTGTTTCCTATGCGTCGCGGTGCATGGGTTGTACGTCGCTTTACACGTGGTGTACAGGAAGCGGATTCATGGGATCAAGATGAGTCAGGTTGGTCACGTTGTTATCTGAATAGGCAACCGGATCTCACAATAGCCTCACGAACGTATGAGGGTATTGAACATGAGAAAGGTGGCTTTATATTCAGTCAAGCTGAGATGGCAATTAAAGCAGCAGGCACATTAGGAACACATATTAGTATTCCTAACTGGGCCGGGCAGCGGGAGTCCCGCCTCAAGAGACATAAGGACGGACGCCTGATTGTTGAAATCAAACGTGAACACTCTGATAGAGCAGATGATATGAAAGGCTGGCTACCAGAGAAAACGGTATGGAAACGAATATTTAACACTCAAGTCAAAGATGTGACGGAACAGGAGACTTCACAATATGACGATTTTATTAGACACCTTGCAACTGCCACTGGCGACGATTACGGTTGGTCCATTAAAACTGATAGTTCCTGGAGGACTGAGCCTCTCCCTCACATACGATTGTCTCTCAAGTCCATGGGATTCTCTCAGAAGGATGCGGATAACATCCTTGGAAATTCAGTTCTTAAATGTTGGGTTCTCGTTAATCGACCCTTCCAACCTGAATATCCGGGAAACCGAGAATGGAACCGAAATTCGGCTCAGCTTAGATTCACTCCAACAACTGATACTGAACAACTGGTGTATCCAACCTGGACAAGATTACTCAATCATTGTGGACAAGGTTTGGATGAAGCGGTTAACCAAGATGAATGGTGCAGAAATAACAGCATTATCTCTGGGGCAGACTA